TCCTGTAGGCCCTGCTGGTCCGTCATCTCCTTGGGGTCCTTGGGGTCCTGTCGGTCCTGCTGGTCCATCATCGCCTTGGGGTCCTTGAGGCCCTGTAGGCCCTGCTGGGCCGTCATCGCCTTGTGGTCCTTGAGTTCCTGAGGGTCCTGCTGGGCCGTCATCGCCTTGTGGTCCTTGAGGCCCTGTAGGCCCTGTAGGTCCTGTAGGTCCTTGATCCCCTTGAGCGCCAGTAGGCCCTGCGGGTCCTTGATCCCCTTGAGCACCAGAAATATCATTAGGAATATCATTCGTTCTTCCTGGACCGAGAACAATAATCTTTCCATTGTTAGTGTCTACTCTCTCAACAATACCAATATTCTGCACTAACTCAGATGCCCCAGTAGGTCTTACATTTGTCAAGCCTCCTGAAACACCAACATAAAGAGTGTCCTGTATAGCAAACCCTGGGGTATCGGTGTCGATCCCATCAGCCACACCAAAAGCGTCAACATAACCGTCAGCACCATCAACTAAGTCTTCAGAAAGAACACCTATAGCGGGCATGGAAGCAGAAACAGAAGCTGAAGCCGCGCCAACGGCGATCTTATCGGATGCCCCCACAAAAGAAGTAATGTATACTGGAGTTCCCGCCGTTAAAGTAGCTCCACTGTCATTTTTACACGCAATGTGGTTGGCTCCGATCATGTTACCAACAAGGTGAGTAGAGCCACCCATGTTGATGTCTGTATCGAAATCAATTTGAGAATCAGAGTCAGCACTTAGATCTGCATGTTGAAAGTACATTCTGGTTCTCGAAGGCTGTCCTTCAGAAGGCGTAGATCCTTTTAGGAGAACAAATGCTCCACTCGTTCCATCATCCTCAAACCTTACATCAGACTCACCAAGAGCACTAATCTCTAGTGGGACTGAGTTTCTACCTAGTGCGACACGGCTCTTGTCATCAAATTCTAGAAGGGTTTTAGTTGGGCCTGAGGTCGTAAACGATCCACTAGCTGCTGCAAACTCAATCCTAGTTCCTGCGCTTGCACCAAAATCATAGGTTAAATTTTCACCCGGAGGGCGGGCGAAGCCTCCTTCAACTATAAATGGTACAGTAGTGTATTCAAATTGACCCCCGTTCGTGCTCTTCCAAACAAGAATCTCGTTAGATAGCACACCAGTTCCCGGCTCGATTGGCCCATATACTGGAGCGCCCATGTCACCAATGTATAAAGCACTTGCTTGATACCCCGCAGCGGGCTCAGGCCCTTGAAAACCTTGAGGCCCTTGAACACCTTGTGTGCCATCCTCCCCCGCAGGACCCACAGGACCCGCAGGACCTTGTTCTCCTATACCTGTAGGCCCAGTAGGCCCATCGGGTCCGTCCGGTCCTTGATCACCTTGATCACCTTGAGGTCCTTGTTCACCTTGAGGTCCTTGTTCACCTTGAGGGCCTTGAACACCTTGATCGCCATTCTCCCCTGCTGGGCCTACGGGTCCAGCAGGTCCCTGAGTTCCTATACCTGTAGGCCCAGTAGGCCCATCGGGTCCGTCCGGTCCTTGATCACCTTGAGGTCCTTGTTCACCTTGAGGTCCTTGAACACCTTGAGGTCCTTGAACACCTTGATCGCCATTCTCCCCTGCTGGACCCACAGGACCCGCAGGACCTTGTTCTCCTATACCTGTAGGCCCAGTAGGCCCATCGGGTCCGTCCGGTCCTTGATCGCCTTGAGGTCCTTGTTCACCTTGAGGTCCTTGAAATCCCTGGGGTCCTTGCTCACCTTGATCGCCTATGTTTCCTGGAGGCCCTGTAGATCCCCCATCACCTTTAGGCCCTTGGCTTCCCTGATCACCTTGCTCACCTTGAGGACCTTGAACTCCCTGGGGTCCTTGCTCACCCTGATCGCCTATGGTTCCTGGAGGCCCCGTGTTTCCTGTATTTCCTTGGAACCCTTGAGGGCCTTGTTCACCTTGATCACCTATGGGACCTTGGGGTCCTTGCTCTCCACCTCCAGGACCGATAGGTCCTTCAGGCCCTTGATCGCCTGTATCTCCTTGAGGGCCTAAATCTCCTTGAGCCCCTTGAACTCCCTGGGGTCCTTGTTCACCCTGATCGCCTATGGTTCCTGGCGGTCCTACTGGGCCTATCGGTCCTTGATCGCCTACGTCCCCTGGCGGACCTTCTGGACCTTGCGTTCCCGTTCCTGTAGGGCCTACGTTTCCTTGAGGACCTATATCTCCTTGAGGACCTTGAACCCCTTGATCACCTGGAGGCCCCGCGTTTCCTTGAGGACCTATATTTCCCTGAGGACCTTGAACCCCTTGATCACCTGGAGGCCCTGCGTTTCCTTGAGGACCTATAGTTCCTTGGAACCCTTGAGGGCCTTGTTCACCTTGGTCACCTATGGGACCCTGAGGTCCTTGGTCTCCACCACCCGGACCAATTGGACCAGGATCTCCTTGGTCTCCTTTTTCGCCTTGATCTCCCTTTTGTCCTTGGTCACCTTGAGGTCCTTGACTGCCTTGAACACCTATAGGCCCTTGAGCGCCCTGCTCACCCACAAGGCCATCTGGGATATTTCCTGAGGGAATTTTATCTTGTGGGCCAGCAGCCTCTAAGCCAATGGGCCTACCTAGCTCATCAGTTTTAACGTAGATTAGTCCCGAAATATCTGTCATAACACTCCTCCGTTTTTATTTAGTGTTACCGACTAAATTTAAGATAATCACTCTTGGTTGAACTCATCCCCTAACTCAGCTACAACCTGATCTACAACCTTATCTATTTCAGCTAAGTCGTCAATAGCCTCCTGATCAGTCTTTACTTCAGGTTGCTCTTCCGGTTTTTCCATAGCCATTTTATCTTGAGCTTCTTCTTCCGCAGCAACAGCATCTATTTCTTGATTAGTAGCAGCTATTTCTTGATCGGCGTCCATCTTCTTCTTTGGGTCTTCCGGCTCTGTCGCCTCAGCAACATCCTCTAAGCTTTCGTCACTTTCGTACTCCGCGTCTTTTTCCGAAAGTTGCTCCTGAATATTGCTGACTAAGTTTTTGATGTCGGAAAGTTGTCCGGTTATTCTTCTGAAATCTACTTTAGACGAAGACGCTTCCTCTAGAACAGAATCATACCCAGCAGAAACGAACATCTCAAGAAGGAAGTCGTTGACATCAATGCATTCTACCCCGTGCTTTCCTTTTAAGCCCTGAGCCATTTCAGAAAGAACATTTTTAAGAACGCTGCCCTTTGGAGCTAATCTAGATAGAGCTTCAAAAATTACTACTTGCGTGTTAGCTAGGCTCTTAAATGACGCAGGGTCTTGTAAGTTTTGAATGTTGACACCGTACTTCTCGTTTATGTTGGAGATAAACACTTCCTTCACATCCTTCTTGTACTCAAATATTCTAGAAGAAAACTCTTGAATATCCTTTTCCGTTACCCCAAGAGCACCATCCACCGAAGCTAGGCAGTTAGAAAAAGTTTCAAAAAGGCTCTTTTTGGAAGCTAAAGCTAAGTAAGGAACTTCAACTAATGCTTCGCTAAGAGCACCTACAGTAGTTTCAGCATCTTCAAAAATCATTCCCGCTAGATTTTTGATCGTAGGAGCACTGGCCCAAACCATCTCAAAGTTTCTTTTGGACTCCATGATCTCTTTCTTAATAAGTTCCTGGCGGCAAACCATGTCGTATATAGAATCGTTTACCCCTCTCTTAAGGCTGTAAGAACCTTGCTCTTCTAACTCTTCAAGAGTTAGTTTTGGGAAGTTAAACGCCTGAGAAACCGCATTAGATAAGTTTACCGCATTTCTAACCTCAGGAACCTGAATAATCTGCTCTAAGTTCTCTGATAGGAAGTTGTTTAGCTGAGGAATAACTTCAAGAAGGTTCTGAAACTCATGAGACTCAATAATTTTTTCCGTCTGCGCGAGTCTAGAACACTCTTCCTGAAGGCGCTTCTGTACACCTGAAAGCTTTAGTCTGTTCTCCCAAAGAGTGAGAATATCCGTGAAGCTGTCATCAGCCTCCCCATACTCGGAATAATGAATGTTTTCTATAAAAGAGTGCATCTTTTCGTTTACAAATCCATCAAATGCTTCCGAATCCTCAAAAACAGAAGCATCCTGAACTTTGATTCCTTTTAAAGAAACGTCCTCGGAAATATCAAAACTACCAGTAATCACCTTTCCACCCTCAGAAAGATAGGTGACTTGATCGTTGTTTCCGTCCAAACTAAAAAGCATGACGTTTTCTCGGATTGATCTGCCGATGCAGTCACCTAACTTTACAAGGTGGGTAATGGTCTTATCTCTCTCCTCAAATAATCTTGAAAACATTTTTTTATCTCCGTTTAAGTTATATAGATTAGCTTTCTAGTAGCTCCTTAGCTTTTTGCTTTTGTTTTTCTACAATTCTTTGCATTATCTCTTTAGTCTCATCATCCAATGTTCTATTCAGTAGGAATTCCGCTGGACTTTCGTTAGATTCGTTCGCCGTTGGAGTGCTGTTTTCAGCAGATTCCATTGCAGGTGCAGCCGCTGCTCCAGGCGAAACCTGAGCTTGTGGTTGCTGTGCAGCCATCTCTGCTTGCTCATCCTTCATCTCTTGTATAGTTCTGTTCGCCTCCTCTTCCGTCATGTCAAAATATTCCATATAAATTTGTTTTGTCGGTAAGAGTTGAAGATTTTTAACTTGACTGATAACGGCAATCTTAGCTTGATCTAAATCCAGCTTTCTTTTTGCAGACATATCTGACGGCTCTGGGAGCTTAATTCTAAGCTTCTTAATTAAACTAGCAGGGAATCCTTTAAGTTGTAAATGCCTCTTAGCTAAATTCTCAAGACCGCTTTCAATATCTACCTGAACTCTTTGAATAGTTCGGGCAAACTTTACGTCTAGCTGCGAAAGGTTGGCTTTTCTTTCTGGAGACTTATCCTTTTCTACGAGATAATCCTTTGGGATCTTAAGAGCCGCTAAAAGCTTATCCCTGTAGTATCTAACATCCTCAATCTCTCCAAGGTTAGTGGCCCCAGGAAGTGTTTCAATCTTGGTTCCTCTTCCATTCTTGGTAGCCACAAAGAAATCCTCGTCAAGAGACATTGGGTTGTACCTAGCATTTACTTGTGATGTAGATCCTTGGTAGAACTTCTCTTTCTTGAACTTTTGCTTGATACGCTCGATAAACATCTCGGCTTTGCTTGTAGGCAGGTTACCTGTATCAATGTAAAAGATACGCCGCTCAGGGGCGCGAGATAGACGATAGATCATCATAGCGTCTTCCATCATCTTCAGCGAACGGAAGATTCTGTGGCACAACGCGGCGATGGATTTACCATATGGATAAAAAACAGGGTCTGAGGTGTGAAGCCTAAAGTGTACAATTTGATGCTTATCTAACTCAATGTACTTAATTGCTCTCTGCTCTCCTGTACCATTGTAGAGAACTTCGTTGACATCTGAAGAGGGGATCTCCTGAAGGAACTTTTTTAGATAACCAAACTCGTTTTCTACTCTGAGAAGATAGTTGGGATTTAGGACTTTGATTTTCTTAACACCTTCCCTGGGCTTTTCCACGTTGACAATCATCTCAATGAAACAATCCCCATACTTAACAGTATTCCTAGAAATATCCCAGAGAATCTTATCAAGTCGAATGTCTCTAAAAAAATCTTCCACTTCGTCAACAACCAAGGAACTTTCGGAATCAATAGTCCATCTCTCTCCCCTAGATCCCCGCTGAGTAGTGTCGTCTGCATAGATGTCAAACGCTGCTCCGACTTCGGGATACTCATCCATTTCCTCGTACTCTTTGTATCTCTTTTTCCTGTTTAACTCATTCTGAGGAACTATAGGGTTTCTTACAACTCCACCTATTGCAGGACCATCCTTCCCTGGAGTATCTTTTAAGACACCTGTAGACTTAATGGTATCTCCAGTAAGCGCAGTAGGTTGGCCTTGGTCTAAAGCCTTCTGAACCGCTGGTTGAGCTTTAGTCGCAAAGAACTTTGCAAAAAATCTACCAATCGGCCCGGTTGGAGTGTAATATGTTCCAGCGCGACCAGCGGAACCACCAAAGTTGGTGTACCCACTTTCGTTTATGGGCTCTTCGTTATTTTCTTCTATTTGATCAACCATCTGTAGTCTTCCTTGCTTAGAGCGCCGTGAGCGGTCTTGATATTAGCCGTGTAAGAATTAGTTACGGGTAATGGGGCCTCTCCTGGGATTGGCCTAGTACCCATAAGTTCCATCGGGGTAGTATCTAATAAGTTTTTGTAAGCATGAACAGAAAGAGCAAGACTCATAACGAGGTCGTCATGATATCCTTTTTCTGCTTGAACTCTACCGTTCTCACCGATGATGAATGTGAAAAGCTCGTCGCAGGTCCGAGTAGAGTTAATTTTGATTAAGTCTGTCCTGACTGCCTCTTCTAACTCCGCTAGGATACTCTCTCTGTTTTTTGCTGTGATTTGAAACCCTATCTCTCCTTTGTCGTCAGCCCATAAATTCTCATACTCATAGACGTTGTAGAGCCAGTCAATCAAGTTGTTTCCAATCGTATTTCGCTCACAAATAATGTGGGCTGTATTATATAGCATACCTTCGTTAGCTAATATTTGAGCAAAATCATTTATTGCTGTCCTATTAGAGTAGAACTCCGCTACCTGCTGCCCATTATACATGTTTATTATGTGAAAAGCAGAGTAGTCTCGGTCTCTTCCAAGGGAAGTATCGCAAGCAATTAAATAGTTATAGTGCGGCTGAGGATCTTGCCATACGCGCATACGGTTATTGTGCTTGGTATAATACTCTTCGCTCGTCTGCTGCGCGACATCCTTGAGGATCTCACCTTCAATATAAGTGTCACCTGTGCCTAGGAAGCTGCACTCATACTCCTGTAGCCACTGTTTCGTGGGCATGTTGGCCTTAGTAGTCTCTTCCCACTTATGGATGTCTAGATCCTTCTCGGCCATCTGTTCATACAGATGCTCAAACCCAGGAGTAAAGTTATACTCTGGGTGTTCTTGCCAGCGAATGTCTATGGGGTGGAAGGAGTTTTCCCCGTCCAGAGCCTTTTGATATACCTCATGATACCAGTTACCGATACCGTTGACAGTAGAAAGCACGAAAGCACGACCACCTGTAGAAATAATCGGATAAACAGCAGCCCAAATAGTATCAATATTTTCAATGAATGCAGCCTCATCAATGATTAGTAGGGATCCAGCAAGTGATCGACCCGACTGCTTACCAGAAGGTCTCGATTTAATTAC